CTCTTAGTGCCGCTGCTCGTTGCGTTCTCCAGTGACATGTGAGTTGGCATAGTCTGTAGGGCGAATGGCTTCGTGAGCCTCTTGAGCAGCTTCAGAGTTTGTGGTGAATTTTCGTGATTTGTGGTATTTATCACCGTATGAATCGTGAATAGCGCTTTTGGCAGAGGCCATAGCATCATCCGATAGATTCACACTATCTGTTCTCATATAAGTAATCTTACCAGCTTCATACAGCTTCTGTGCTACAGACATGGTCTGCGCCACTGAGAAGTAAAGCTTTCTACTTGCCTCCTGCTGAAGTGTAGATGTGGTAAAAGGTGCAGCTGGAGTTTTCTTTCCTGGCTTTTTCTCTAGGTTAGCTACTGAAAAAGTTGCCTCAAGACATTTCTTTAAGAATTCTTCAGCTTCAGTTTTGGTGTCAAATTTCTTAGGAAGTTCTGCTTGGAATGTTCTTCCTTCTACTTCGAAAATCGCCGTGATCCTGAAGCTTGATTTAGCATTGTGCTTTTCTATTTCCCGCTCACGATCTACGATCAGGCGAACGGCCACAGACTGAACTCTACCTGCAGAAAGACCAGTTTTTATTTTCTTCCAAAGTATTGGAGAAAGTTCAAAACCTACCAAACGATCGAGAATACGTCTTGCTTGCTGGGCATTCACTAGGTCAATGTCGATTCCTCTAGGATTTTCAATTGCTTTGGTTATCGCATTTTTGGTGATCTCCCGAAATACAATTCTTTTGGTATTCTCATCCTTAAGTTTCAATACTTCCTTCAAGTGCCAAGATATTGCCTCTCCCTCACGGTCATCATCACTCGCTAGGTATACAGTCTCTGCATCTTTTACCAAAGCCTTAAGATTCTTGATCACATCCTTTTTATCGGCGGTGACTTCGTATGTAGGATTAAATCTATTTTTAATATCGAATGTTATGATTTTGAAATTATGCATGAAAATCATAGATACTATGGTGATGGAATTGTAAGCCACAACTCAGGTAAAAGTTTTATTTGCTCAGGCAACTTGGTTAAAGCTGCACAAGATATGGGCATTTTTGTTGTCTTGATTGACAGTGAGAACGCACTAGATGAAAGCTGGTTACATGCACTTGACGTCAAGACTGATGCCGAGCACATGATGAAACTCAATATGGCTATGATTGATGATGTTGCCAAAGTTATTAATGACTTTGTAGATCAATATCGTGCAGAACATGGTGATACTGATCCGGATGAAAGACCTGAGGTGTTGTTTGTTGTTGATAGCTTGGGCATGTTGATGAGCCCGACAGATCTCAAACAATTCCAAGATGGTGAGATGAAGGGTGATATGGGCCGCAAAGCTAAACAGCTTAAAGCACTAGTTACAAACTGTGTCAACATGTTTGGTGATCTTAATATTGGATTAGTATGTACTAATCACACATATCAAAGCCAAGACATGTTTGACCCAGATGACAAAATATCAGGCGGTCAAGGCATGGTTTTCGCGTCCAGTATTGTTGTAGCAATCAAAAAGCTCAAGCTTAAAATTGATGCTGATGGTAATAAAACTTCACAAGTACACGGCATTCGTGCCGCATGTAAAGTTGTAAAAAGTCGTTACGCTAAACCTTTTGAAAGCGTACAGATTCAGATTCCATACGAAACAGGAATGAATCCTTATAGCGGTCTAGTAGATTTATTTGAAGGCGACGGCGCACTGAAAAAGAGTGGTAATAGCCTAGAATACATTGACAAAAAGACTGGTGAAGTATATAAGATGTTCCGCAAAGCATGGGAACGTAATGACAACAGCTATTTGGATATAATTATGGATCAGTATGATATTCATGAAGAAGTCAAGGATGAAGAACCAATTGATGATGCACAAGATCCAGCAGAAGAGCTAAGTATTGACGAACAACAGACATCATAAAGAGAGAACATATGACCCTACACGCTACCGACGCCGTTGCGCTAGTTGAGTTATGGGCAGGCATAAAAAGTTATGTGCCTGCCAAAGACCAGCGCAGTTGCGCAGACCAGTTTATCGCAAACATAGATGAAGCTGGATTAATTGACTTATCAATCACAGGACCAGAGCTTTACGGCGTCTGCGACACATTTGATAAAGCACTAAAAACTTACATTCAAGAGAACGGACTGGAAGATGACCAAGCACTTGAGGACTGGGATTAATGACGCGCCATCAACTCGGGAAATAACCCAACTTACACGCTACATAACTGGATTAATCACTGCACATAACTGGCAAGAGATCGATAGAAATCTTGACAATATTGTTGATTTCCAGTATAATGTAATCACATCAACGTGGTTACAGACTACCTATCCTGTACAAGAACATTTAAATTCTTGGACTGCACTCAAGGATAGATTTCACAATCATTTAGAGGCAACAGGCCAAGATATTGATATTATGCAGGAACTAAATGGCAGGATGGTATAACAAAGTAAAAGGTGACACAAGTCAGATTGTAGGCGCAATCAACTTTTACGAAAAAGAACTGGATGATGCCCGTACAGAGACATTCTTAAATGGAAATCTTGAGACCAACAGCCGCCGCATCCCTGGTGATGTTGCATACCGCTTTGGGCAGCTTCAAGAGGTTGAAGCTATCTTAGAGCACTTGAACATTGAGTTACGCACAATCCACCGCAAACACTACCGTAAATATCTAGAGCACTACAACAAGGTGTTGAGCAGCCGTGACGCAGACAAATTTGCTGAAGGCGAGCAAGAATATATTGCCATGGAGAACATTGTCAACGAGTTTGCCCTAGTGCGCAACCGCTACTTGGGGTTGATGAAAGGGCTTGAGACCAAACAATTCCAGATTGGACACATCGTTAAAATCAGGATTGCAGGCCTAGATGATTTGACATTCGATTAATTTTCTTCTTGACAACGATGTACCAATGCAATATAGTGATTACAGTTAAAACATGATAGGAAAATATTTATGAATAGTGGTGTCACATCGTTACCCTACCTCTTTGTAGGGTACTTGGTCGGTATATGGTTGGCACCTGCGGGGCTGTTTTCATGGACCATAAGCTTAACAGCATGGTCAAATGCAATGGTGTACGCATACATGTTGTTCTGGCCCTTCATCTTGATGTGGAATTTTATGCTCGTCGCAGCATTGTTTGCTGTCTTGAGTATCATAGTTATAGCAGTAGGTTCACGGCTTTTCAAATAATCAGAAATTAGAAATTAGGAAGTAGATACATGTACACTAGATCAAAAAGACAACCATCAAACGGCGTTTACGAGTTGATGGATGCAATTGCTGTAGCAGTTGCAATTGACCGTCACCAAGGCTTCGTCAAAGTTGGAATCAAAGTTGGCAATTCTCAAATTGATCATGACAGTGGTAAAAAACTGTTTGTGAACCGAACTGTTGCCCGGCGCACACTGGATGCAATGTATCACATCAAGACTGAACCTGATGCTGACAATACGCATGTCGTTCCTATCATACAGCCTGAGCCTCACGATCGCGAAAAAGCCCGCGAAATATTCGACCACTTCAACTCTGTGTTGCTGCTGGACAAGCTGGGCGATACCTTGATCAAAGAAGGGGCAAATGGTGAGCAGAATGTTTTCAATCTACATTTGTATGAAACATTTTCAAGTGATAAAATCAATTCTGGCAATCAGCTGTCAATGATCGTGTCGTTGCCCAACAGCTATCGTATGAGCTTTAAGCGGCGCAAGATGGATGAATTCTTTGCAACTCACCGCGATAATGGTTTTATTGGTGAACTCAAAGCCCGCGTCAAGGTCACAGCTGAAATCGTTGATATCAAACCTATCCCGCGCTACAATGTAAATCTTGTTACACTTGTTACTGAAGAAAACAAGGTTGCAAAGTTCTTTGTAAACAAAAAACTAAGCGCTGAACTAGAAGGTCGTGAAGGTGAGACGCTGGATTTTACAGGATATGTCAAACGACAGGACATAAACGAACACACCTTGTGCCAAGAGACTGTGTTCAACCGCATCAGACTATAAATTAACGGCCAGAAAAGCGGCAAAATTGCCGCTTTTCTGTTGACATCCTGACCAAGACACTTTATAAACAAAGAGTAAGTTGGAAAAGGATATACGATATGACACAGGTTTTAGTTACACGCGGTACTTTCGGTGGTAAGCCAATCGAGAACCAAGAGTTTACAATGACACTGTCACCCCGGACCGGTAAAAAAGGCCCGTATGTCACAGTTGACGGCAAGCCGCTCAATATGGACCGTAATGTGCGCATCATGCTTGATGATGAAGCTGATGCAGTTGTTGGTGGTGGTGAAGCGCCAAAAACGGTAGCACCACGTGAAACAGACAGTGAAATTATTGAGCGTATGCGGGACAAGTTTTCCGTATTGGACGATATGACACACGCCAGCATTACCGGAATTGTGCGTGGTTTGATTGTTACTGGGCCTCCAGGAATTGGCAAGAGCTTTGGCGTTGAGCAAATTATTGACCAAGCTGTTACTTTGCAGAAGATGGGCCAAAACGAAAACGCCAAGTTTGGTGTTGAAAAAGGTGCCGCATCCCCAATTGGTTTGTTTCAATTGCTGCATGAGTACTCCGAGAAAGGCAGCTTGCTGGTGCTGGATGACAGCGATACTATTTTGTATGATGAGACATCGTTGAACTTGCTTAAAGCTGCACTCGACAGCGGCAAGTCGCGCCGCCTGTCATGGCGCAGTGAGAGCCGTGTGCTGGAAAACGCTGGTATTCCGGAGTCTTTCGAGTTTAAAGGTAGCATTATCTTTATTACCAACTTGGACTTTGAAGCAACCCGTGGCAAGATTGGACAGCACCTTAACGCAATTATGTCGCGCTGCCACTACTTGGATATGGGTATCCACAGTGCACACGAAAAGTTTTTGCGCTGCCGCCAGGTTGTTGAAGATGGTATGCTGAGAAGATACGGATTTACACAAGAGCAAAATGATGAAGTATTGGGCTTTATCCGTACTAACCAGAACAAATTGCGTGAACTCAGCTTGCGTATGGTTACCAAGGTTGCGGACTTGCGCAAAATGGATGACAAGAACTGGCGCCGTTACGCCAACCAAACTTGCTTGAAAGGATCATAATATGAAAGCATTATATTGCCCGTTTTGTGGTGCTGACGATGTCGGCATAGTAGGAAGCAACCCCACTCCTAAATATCTACTGCGTACATAATTAGATATTGACAACCACGCGAAGTTGTTGTAATATAAACACAATACTAATCCTTTAGTTACCATCTCCCTCGCTCTCCAACGGGATTAGTAATGCAGGCTGGTCAAGAGACCAGCCTGCATACATCTATTAGATAGATGAGTAGCAGAGCAATCTGCTACACTAGAAATAAGTAAATATATTAATGAAAGCCAGAATAGAACTTCTTGACGAGGTAAATTGTAAGATACACGGCCTAGCAACATCAACTCGCCGCAAACTGTATGATAGATTTGGCTTTATATTGCCGTCAGCATATCATACTCCGGCCTATAAAATGGGGCGTTGGGACGGCAAAAAGAATTATTTTGCCATTGGCGGCAAGACTTATTCCAATTTATTAGAAGATATCTTGCCTGTATTATTGGAAGAAGGCTATGACGTCTCACTAGATGATAGTCGCAACGCATATGAAATCAATCTTGAACCAATTACAGAAACACATTTTGACCATAAAGTATGGCCTGACGACCATGTAGCAGCAGGACAGCCTGTTGTGTTGCGCAACTATCAAGTAGAGATTATCAACAATTTTCTCAAGAATCAGAAGAGCTGTCAAGAAGTGGCAACAGGCGCCGGTAAATGTAGAACTTACGATTCTGGAATGACAATACATATTGATGAAACAACATCGTTTGGTGAGTTTTTGCTAACTAGACATAATATATAGCAACAGGAGCAAGATAGATGGACGTGGCAACTTTATGTACAACCTACCAAAAAAAGATGTGGAAATCAATGATTACACGAAAAAAATTACCATATAGTATATGGGACACAGACCCCATTGATGCGTCTATACGCACTATAATTGACATGATAGAGAACTAAATGGACATTACATTACCATTAGGCGAATTAGTTGAACAAATGGCGTTGTTCAAACGCATTGAGTTACGTCATAATGAAGAAATATACGTGGCTAATCTACAATGTATGATTGACACCCCAACCGGGCACACTGCAATCAATTACATTATAAAAAAAGAACACCTTACCGGAATACAACTCACACTGTCAACTGGCATAACTGTAAAATGTGCTACCATGCATATATTACGATCACATGGAAAAGATGTGTATGCATGTGACTTGTTGGTGGGGGATATAATTCAAACACGTGATGGCACGGTGGATATTACGGCAATTGATAATATTGATGACACCGAGTTTTATGACATCGGTATCGCATACCCTCATTTATATTATGACAGTGATGGTGTTTTACATCATAATACGTTAGTCACGGCCGCCCTCAGCAATCTAGTCGAGACCTGTATGTCTGAGGAGCAGCTTGTGAAGCACAAGTTGGCGACAGGTTACACGGGGGGCGGACGAACAATTGTCATTGTCCCCAATAAAGGTCTTGTTACCCAAACAGAAGAAGACTATATCAATCTCGGACTAGACGTTGGTGTGTACTATGGCGACCGCAAAGAGTACAATCGTACCCATACTATATGCACATGGCAAAGCCTGGAAATTATACACAAGAATTTCCGTGAAGGCAAGAGCGAAATGAGCTTGCCTGATTTCACACGTGGCGTGCTAGCTGTCATTGTAGATGAATGTTTTGATGGTGATACATTGGTATTGACCCCAGACGGTAAACGAAAAATTTCAGAATTGCAGGCAGGTGATAAGGTTGTCAATCTTGATGAGTCTGGGCTAGTATTTAAGGAAGATACTATTGTAAAGGTGCATAAAAACTTGACTAAATCAGAATCTGAAGATATGTTAGAATTGGAATTCGACGATGGTACAGTAACCCATGTTACATCAAATCATGAATTTTTAACCAACCAAGGATGGGTTAGAGCAGATCAAATCACTGAAGAAATGGACATCATAAACATAAATACATACAACGAAGG